AAAGAACTTTTGCATTACTGCAGTTACTTTGATGTATCCTTCGTTGTTTGCCATATCCCAAAGAAGGGTATAGTTATTCTTAAGCGATTGATAAGATGGAACAATCTGCTTAAGGGGTCCTTTCTTTGATTTCTTAACGGACAAGTAGTCTCTAGGAGGTTCAATTCCATTTGTTGCGTTTGACACAACGGAACTGCTCTCCGAAGGCATCTGTGCGGACAACGTGCTGTGCCTGAGTCCGTACTCAAGTATTCGTCCTCGTAGAAACTCCCAATCACATGAAAGGTCATTCGGTATAATCTCATCCACTTCCTTCTTATATGTATCGATAGGAAGAATTCCATCAGCATACTTTGTCTTACCGAAATAACCGCAAGGACCTTTCTCCATTGCCATACGATTCGATGCTGTTAGAAGAGCAAATTGAAACCTCTCAGTAAGTTTATGAACGAGATCAAATGCTTTTACTGAATCATACTTAGCACCATTCTTAGCAAGATAATGTGCTAGACCAATGTATCCAATACCAAGTGACCTTCTATTTAAGGTACTTTGCTTTGCAGCATTTACAGGATACTGTTGATAATCAATCAGTGCATCTAGTCCTCTTACTGCTAGTTCACATAGTTCATCAATCTCTTCTAACTTATTGATCTTACCTACATTGATAGCAGATAAAATACACAAAGCAATCTCACCTGATCCATCTATATGTTGGATAGGATCTGTAGGTAAAGTGATCTCCTGACAGAGATTACTCATACTAACTTTGTCTTTGAAAGAGGAGTGATCATTACAATGATCAATATTCATGATATAAAGACGACCTGTCTCTGCTCTTTCCTTAAGTAAATCTAAAATTAATTTCTGTGCACCAACAGTTTTCTTTGGGATCTCTTCATTTTTCTCATAGGATTCATATAGTTCGTCAAATTCATCTGTGCCAAAAGCATCAAATAAATCTGGAACATCATGTGGTGAGAATAATGTTATCTCTCCATCTTGAATAAACCTTGCATAGAATATTTTACTAAGTTGAATACTATAGTCTAACTTTCTTACTCTGTTGTCTTCTGTTCCTTTGTTGTTTTTGAGAACCAAGATGTCTTCGATTTCCTGATGCCAGATAGGAAAGTGGACAGTGGCACTCCCGCCTCTGATCCCGTTTTGAGTACAGCATCTGACAGTTGATTCAAACTTCTTAAGGAAGGGGACAACACCTGTGTGTTGAACTTCCCCACCCCTGATTTTACTGTTGATCCCACGGATCCTACCCGCGTTGATACCAATACCTGCCCTCTGAGCGACATATTTGCCAATAGCCATATCGCTACTAAAGATACTATCGAGGGTGTCATCAATATCAACCAGAACACAGCTTGCAAATTGGCGAATGGGGGTTCTAACTCCTCCCATGATTGGTGTTGGGATGTTGAGTCGGTGTTTTGAGATTGCGTCATAATACTTTTTAACGTAGTCTAGTCTGTAGAATTTGTCATCTTTTTGAAATAGAGTCGCTGCCACCATCATATACATGAACTGAGGAGTCTCGTAGATTTCTCCTGTGGAACGATCTTGTACCAGATATTTATCTGCTACCTGTCGAATACCTGCATATGTGAACAAGTAATCACGGTCATGATCAATATAACTATTGAGTTTATCCCACTCTTCTAAAGTATATTCATTTACAATACCTGCATCGTATATGCCAGTTTCAACACAACGATCTACATGTGCTCTAAGATGAGGGTGTTTATCTGGATGCTCACCATATACAGACTTACGAAGACTAAACAAAAGTAGTCTAGCAGCAACGTATTGATAGTTAGGTGATTCTAAAGAAATTAAATCGTTTGCAGAACGAATAAGAATTTCTTGGATATCAGATGTTCTAATACCATCAAAGAATTGTAATCCACTGTTGACTTCAACATGGGACTCAGAGACACCTGCGAGACCTTCACAGGCAAGTTCTACCATGCGGTGAACTTTATCAAGGTCGAGAGGTGTTTTACTTCCATCTCTCTTAATGACGTTGATTTCTTTAGAGGTCATACCTTTTTCCATTCGGTTAGTTTTACTTGTGCTTCAAGACCTTCATAGGTGTTAAATTCTACCAGACTTTGCACGTTATGTCCAGTAAGATACATGTCATTCAAATCTTTTTCTTTTAAATTAGTTGGCCAAATTACTGCCTCGTGTCCTTTTTGAATAGCACGAGACATACGATCTACAATTTCTTTGTTCCTTTTTTCATTGTCAAAAACAAACACAACATCTTTACCATCAAGCAAGTTCCAATCAATGTCAGCACCTGCCATGGCAATAGCGTTATCTATAAACAGACTATCAAACGGTCCTTCCGTTACATAAACTGTTTTGTTAAAGTCAACTTTATTAAGTCCAAATACTTTAGATCTATCTTCGTCAAGCATGATAGTTATGTATCGCATTCTATCATTCAAACCATAAGATCTACCTTGAAATCCAAACCATTCTCCTTTCTCATCGATAAAGGGTAAGATAATTCTAGGGTGATCTTTCTTGACATTTTCAAACGTAGGTTTTTGTGTGTTTACCCATGTACAAAACTCTTCAGTATGATAAAGACTAGAGAAACATTCCTCAGGTATTCTTCTATTTTGAAGGTATTGTATTGCAGGGTGCTTTCTATTTAGAGTTGCAATATTTTCCAACTCTAGATTTTTTTTGAACTTAGGTTTTTCTGTCTTGAATACAGGATCAGCGACATTTCTGCCCTTACCAGTAAGACCTGATTTGTATCTTTCCATGACATATTCGTCATAGATATCACTACAATGGTCTTTCAAAAAGTTACCAAAGGATCTACCTACACCACAGTTGTGGCACTTATAAACTAAACCACTTTTCTTAGTGAAGAAATAACCTCTAGATTTGTTTTTGTGCTTCTGTGAATCTCCACAGTAAGGACACCTAAAATTGTACACACCATCTCGAACCTGCTTAAACTTATCAAGTCTTGCAGATATTAGATTAACGTAAAATTTGTCAATCACTCAGGGATTTAGATTATTGCTTCTCTATGATACTACTTTGTGTGTTACCTGTCAACATAGGTCCTACTATTTTTTGTCCGACTGGAGACACGAGGAAAGAAATAATAGAAAGAGCACCAAATATGCTCCACATTTTCTTTTCCATGAGTCTGAGACGGTCATCGACTTTACGAATGTCTCTCTCACATCCTTTCTTAATTGCTTCCGTTTCTCTATTAACATCTGCGTGTAACCTATCTATTTTCTCAAATAATACTTCATCAATTTTATCTTGTTTGTCTAACTTCTCATTGTGTACAGCAAGAATTTGACCCATCTTCACAGAGTTATCTTGAAGTGTGTCAACTACTTTTTCTAGTCTCTCTAGAATCGCTGAGTTTATATCAGACATTACCTTGTCGCGTCTTGTTCTACCCCTGTTCTTGCTTGCTTCTTCAACTGTTGAGTTTTCAACTGTAATTGTTTTTGAAGTTCTTGCTTCTTAAGCATGACTTTCTTTTTCATATTCTGAATCTTTTGTTGATTCATTTGATTCTTCATCTGTTGATCGCCAGCAGATTCAGATACATTTTTCATATGTTTCATACGTTTATCCATAAAGAATTTAGCAGATGCACCAGGCATAATTCTTTCAATATTAATACCAGACCTATACTTAGGCATGATTAACATTCTCATTTTCATTCTAAGTTCAGCAGGACTGTTTGCATAGACTACAGTTTCTCCCACTTCTGGAATGTTTACTTTGTATTGAAATAACTTTGAAGGTCTTTGACTATCACGAGGACATGTTGTAGATTCTTTTACTGCCTTCTTTTTCTTTTTGATCTTACCCCTAAACTTTATAACAGGATCAAAACCTGCAACAGGACCTTTGGCATTAGCACTACTGCTAAAACCTCCTGTACCTGCACTCATTGTTGGGGCTTCTTCATTCATTAGATCTTGTTTAACTCTTCCTCTAAGTCAGGATCAACTTCCAAATCTGGAAGCATACCTACTGGATATTTATTCAAATAGATGAGTATAGTTTTTAGTATACTCCAATACTCCCTCTCTAGTTTATAGAACAAGAGTGGAGTCGCAGCTTCACCAAAAACATTATATAAAATAATCAGATGATTTATAACAAGATGGATCCTTAAAGGTCCTCTTCGCACATAACGCTTCAAGAGTCTTTTAAGATACTTAAAGCGTTTTATGTCTTCATCGAAGTCATCGCGTGTAACGCAATGAGGATTTTCATAATGTTTTATGGCGAAAAGAATGTACGTATCGTCATTCAGTTCGTCAAACTTCATTTATTATGTTGTAGTAATTGTCTTGGTAGAACCAGAACCACCTGCACCGATAGTATCGCCTAATACGAATACTTTGTCAGATGCTGTTGAAGTACCTGAATCAACAATAGTTCCAGAGATCGTTTGAGCACCAATAGTATGTACCTTACTTGCAGCAGCACATGTGAATGTAAATTCAACACGGTTTACTCCTGTTTGTGCAGCAGCAGTTGCAGTAATAGAAGCACTGTCTGTAGTATTAGTAACTACAAGAGTAGCACCATTAGTTACATCAACAAGTTCGTTGTAGATAACAACAACAGTTCCTGTTGCAGCAGCAGCGTAAGTTGATTCCTCAAAGAACACAGCAGTAATATCAGCGTTACCAAGAGTGTCAGTTCCTCTTCCACCTGCACCGACTAAACCATCAACTGAGACTAAAATTTCATCCCAATATGATGTTTTGGCAGCATTTTTATAGTGACGAAGAACCCATCCATCTGCTGTTGCAAAGATATTCTGAGGATCTACCCCACTACCTCTAACAGCCCACTTGGGTTTTGATTCATCTGCGTCAGTTACACCGTAAAGTGCCATGTCTATGCTCCTAAGATCGTAAAATTCCTAGTATTATTTATAAGAAAAAGGGTCTCTAAGACCCCTTTAAAATCGCTTGTGAGCGTTATTCTTTTGTAGCAAGTGCTTCCTTTACTTTTTCAAATAAAGCATCGTCAGCAGTCGTTTTGGTGAGTTTCACCGCCTTGCCGATAATCAATAGACAAATATCTATTAGTTTTTCTCCGAGTTCTGCATCGTCAGGAATTTTTTTGACAGCAGAGTCGATTACTTTGTATGCCAGTGGCATTAAAAAATTACCAATCATGATCTTAATATGTAATTACAAATTATATAGGCTATCTGTCGTACTTTTTCTTTCCGTCCTTCATGTAACCAGATCCCTTCTTATCATAGAACCGTACACCTTTTTCTCTAGTTGTTTTATAGAGCTTATCCTTTGACTCTTTACCCTTAGCCATTACGTCCTTAAACTTTTTTCCTTTCGCCATCTTATGCCTTTGTTGAGCTTTGGCAATAAGTTCATTCTTTAGTTCTGTAGTCTCGTCTATCATGTTC